TGAGTTATGGGGCGCAATACAGGCCAAGCAGCCTCCAAGCGCGACTACGGTGGATGCGGCAAGAAAACTCTTCCCCGTATCCACTTCGGCTGGGGTTCTAGCTAATGCTCAACTAGAACAAGCCTGTCAGCAATTAAAAGCGATCAAGACGCAGATCAAGCAGTTCGAGGAGGCTGAAGAAAAGCTACAAGGTTTTATTCAAGGGCAGATGAAAGAAGCAGGCTCACTCATTACCTTTGACGGCAAGGTGCTTGCAACATGGCACTCAGCCAAAGGTTCTAAGCGTTTTGATCCAAAGCTACTGCAAGCAGAGATGCCTGAAGTCTATGAGCGTTACATCGTTGAACAACCTGGCTCACGGAGGTTTTTAATCAAATGAGCAATCTAGTCGATCCAACAAAACTTGATCAGTCGATCATCGAATCTATAGTGTTGAGAGGTGATTTAAGTGGACTTAAAGAAGATCAACTTATTGGGTACTACAACTATAGATGTCACCAAGTCGGCCTCGATTCGTCAGCTCAGCCGTTCCATCTACTACTTCTTAATGGAAAAAAGGTGTTGTATGCAAATGCAGGATGCACACAACAGCTCGCATCTGTGCACGGACTGTCCACTTCTATCATTTCAAAAGAACGATTTGATGGTGTCTATGTGGTATCTGTGCGAGTCACTGGCAAGGATGGAAGATTTACAGAGAATCAAGGAGCAGTACCAACCGAAGGTTTGTCAGGAGAAAAACTCAGCAACGCCTACATGAAGGCGGTAACTAAAGCTATTAGACGTACTGTCTTAGCACACTGTGGTTTAGGGATGTTAGATGAAAGCGAAATTGAAAGCATACCTGGTGCGACAACTTTCAAAGCGCCTATCGAAACTACTGTGTTACACGCTGAGATTCCTGAAGTCCCTGAAGGTGAGTTCAAACTGATGGTTCCAGAGGGCGATAAGAGCAAGGTTTACAGCTCTCACCAGGATGAAATGCAGTGGCAGGATAACTTCTTTGGTTTGATCGGCAAGATCGCTGACTCGAAGAAGATGACAACCGAGGAGAAGAACGCCAAATTGGCGTCACTCTTTCGGGTCAACCACGAAACCATCGATAACTTTGGCGGGGTTGCAGCCATTGCATTCAAGAAGCGCTGTCACGATCATGCGGTCGAGGGTTTTGTCGCAAAAAAGGTAGTGACTCTGGAGGCGGAGGAAGACGAGGTGTTTGAATGACTGCAAGTGAATCCATTCAAAGGAATTATTTATGATTACTTTTAATTCACCTACCGCAAGAACTACAGACCCTTTGACCTCGCATGAAGCGGCTCATGACACGTCATTTAAGGCAAGTAAACATAGAGTCATAGCTATCTTGGCGCTGCATCGCTTCGGGCCTCTAACCGATTACGAATTAGCTGACCGGACAGGGCTGCAACAGAACTCGATTGGGAAGAGGCGAAAGGATTGCCAAGACGCTGGACTGGTTACCTTTTATCGAGACGCCGATGGCAACAAAGTTAAAAGATTAGCCCCATCAAAAAGCAAGTGTTTGGTTTGGATGCTTACGGATGCGGGGGTTGTTTACGCTAATGACTTGATAAAACTTACCGGCAAGATTGAGAGCAATAAACAAATTTAATGAATATCAACTAGTGAGGAAATAATGGCTTACGAACAGCAACAAGGCAGTGGCGTACTTTTCACCGTGAAAGAGAAGAAGTCTGACAAAGCACCAGACTGGTCAGGAAGTTTCACCTGCGATCAGGCTTACAAGCCTGGTGATGTGATCAAACTGTCAGCATGGACGAAACGCAGTGCTTATGGCGATCTGATCTCGATCAGGGTGAATAACTTCGTACCAGGTCAGCCTGCAAAGCAAGGCCGTGAGGTGAGCTATCAAGACGATGACAGTGTGCCGTTCTGATGTTATGCCCTAAGTGCGCCGAACGTGGTGAGCACAACGATACGATCATCCTAGAGACTCGCAGGTATGGTGGTAAGAAGCCTGCGAACTCTTGGGTGACACGCAGGCGACGCTGTGTCGCTTGCTTGCATCGATTCACCACCACAGAAGTCATTAAAGGCGCTAATGACAAGGTATGGGACGCTGCATTGCGGGAGGATATGGCATGACAAAACTGACAGAATCCCACATGAAGGTGCTCAAGTATCTTTCCAAACGAAAGACTGAAGCCACATTTAAGGAGATTCAACTGCAAACCAGGCTTGGCATTCCGACAACCAAGTACGTTATTCGCGCACTGCTTCATGATGGATACATCAAGAAACGATCAGAGAGGATTAATCGCGTAACGGAACGGTTCTATACCTTTGCTAGCTGGGAGCCAGTACCGAAAGAACCTGTTAAGAACCCTGTCAAGTTCACCAAGACGCGTATTACGATAGAACCCAAGTTCTTCAACAATCCGTTTAGCGTAGGTGCTTCATGAGTGAGATGACCAGGGAAGAGATGCAGGCCAAGATGGAAACGCTTTATGCGCTTACTAGAGAATTACGAACCATGCTTGCAAGAACTGATCACAAACTCAAAGTCAGAGAGATGTTCATTCATGCCTTGCTCGACCCTGATGCTTTTGGCTATGCCGTAGAGAATGCCGTTAGGGAAGAAGCCTGGAAAATCCTACAAGGAGAGCGCGATTGAGCAAGCTAGGTAAAGACCGAGGTGCTAGTTATGAGCGTGAGGTCTGTAATGCGCTTACAGAGCGTTTAGGAACCAAGGTGACGCGTGTACTAGGGCAAGCAAGGGATGGCGGCTCAGACATCGATCTAGGCCCGTTTATGATCGAATGCAAGCGTCGTAGGAAGATAGCGCTCTATGAATGGATGGAACAGGCCAAAGTCTCATCCAAGGGTGAGAAGGTGCCTGTCGTGATTTGCAGGGCTGATGGCAAGGAGAGTCTAGTGATCTTTAGGCTTGACGATGCGATCACGCTGATGCAGAATGAATTGTGACTCCGCTGAATCTGCCAGTAGGTTAAGCGCTTGAGGCAAGCGAGCAGATAGCCTCATCCATGTCTCCTCTATGGGCTCTTCCCGACGACCCTTTCCCCGTCCTAGCGACGGGGTTTTCTTTTGGCAGTCTTTGCGGATTCTCGAAAATTCTTGGCGGTGGGGGAGCCTTTACTACCTGGCTTTCTCATTCTCTCGCCAGAACCTGCTGCAATACGAGCACGTTTAGCATGAATGTTTGCGTATAAACCTTGTTTCATCTAACACCTCCAGCGTCTTCGAGCGGCCTTGCCTCTTGGGCCAGACCATGATCTTGATCGTGCGCAAAAACTCTTCTTCCTAGCCTTTTCTCTTGGCGTTGAAGGGTTAGGTGCAGGCGCTTGCAGATTAGAGCCTGTAGCCCTGTTATAGGCCTTCCTACCGGCCTCTGTCATGCCACCGCCTTCAGCCACTGACTGAAAGTGCCTTCCCTTGCCACGCGTTGTCTTTGCAATCGGGTTTGCCATGCTTACCTCATCATCAATGCTTCAGCTTCTCGACGCTTGGTCAGCCCTGGTAGCACCCTGCCTGCAGCCTTGTTCCACTTGCGACACTCCACTGCTGCACCTTCCCAATCATTGGCATCGATACGTTTCTTGAAGGTCGAGATTCTGTAGTTTCCTAGCCCACAGTTATACGCCCAACTGATGACTGCAGCAATACGTCTAGGGCTTGCAGAAACAAGCCGCGGTGAGAGTCTTACCAGTCCGGAAACGAAGTGCCTGACATGTTCCTGAAGGGCAGTCTCAGCTTGTTCTTTTGTCCAGACAGTGTATTGCCTAATATCACGACCAGTAGCACCATAACCAATAGTCCAAGGGTCGCCACCAGTACCGGGGTCAGGATAAGCACAGCAATCGCCGTTAGGAAGGCGTTTAGCATAGCCTTCAAAGGGCTTGATGAGTACGTTGATGGCAAGCTCAATCGCTTCATTCACTTGTACTTCTCTATGCTGCGACCAACAAACCAGAACGTAAGGATCATGGTGAAGAGTCCAAAGTCATCTTCATCCCAACACTTCACAATCACTTCATGCCACGGCGCATTGTTTTGAAACGCAAGTACAAGCGAAGCCGCCTTGACTGACGCATACATGCCAAAGATAGCCCAAGTAATGCCTGGACGAACCAGCGCTGAGATGCCAGCCACAAACCAACCCGCTGCTTGAGCCGTTTGACTCTGTTCTTCAAAG